TACCCACGATTACTCACCACCAATCAAGCCGCGAAGGCCGCTGAGATACTGCCGACGGAAGTCCGCTTCGATCTCGTACTGCACCTGGTAGGTTCCGCCACCTTCTGCGAAGCGAAGCGTCACGGTAGGGATGTACAGGACGATGTTCGCCAAGTCTAGCGATGGCGCATTGATCTTCACATACTGCCCTGGCAGCCACGCCTTGACGAGCGTGTATGGCGTTGCAGCAGCGGCTGGGTAGCCCTGGCTATAGCCGTACTGCCAATCAGGCGAAGCGGTCTGGCTGAGGTTGCCACCGGCAACCGTGAACGAGACGGTGCGGCGCGGCTTGCTGCGTGTAAGCATCGTGCCGCGAGCGAGCAGGCTGATCGTCTTGCCACGGTCAGACTTGTTGTTGACCTTTGGTGCGCTAAAGACTTCGTGAGGAATAGGACCATTGCGCGTTGCCTGCCCTACGCCTGTGCGGCTGGTGCCGCTTCCCTGCGCGGATGCCGTACCCACGGCCGCACCTGAAGTGATCGTGCCGCTCGTGCCGGTGGTGTAGGTGAAGGTAGTAGAGGTCACGCCTGTGATCGTGAAGGTGCCGTTGAGCGCGGTGTAGCCAGTTGGACCGCTAGTAAGTGCCACCGTGACGCTGCGACCAGAGGCAAAGCCGTGAGCTGGTGAGGTGGTGATCGTCGCGGTCGTTCCTGATCGAGCAGCGAGCGACACCGTCGCCTTGAAGTAGGTGCCGTTGTAGGTGCGGAAGTATGGGTCGTTGGTCGGTGCGTTGCTGAACACGGTGTTGCTGTCGTAGCGCGCATACGCTGAGTCAGCCATCACGAAGATCCCCTTGACGATATTGTCGTGATCTAGGTTGACGCTCAGTTCACGAGCAAGGAGGCGCGTTGGCGTCGTGGTGCTACCAGTCTGCACACTTGCAGGGTCTGTGACGATCTCGGCAGGAGCGGTTGCGTAGGTTGGTGCGGTCTCCTTTGGACCGTAGTTGACGCGGCCGTCGTTATCAACCCAGGTTCGGTACTGCACCTCAGCGATACCGCCAGCAGCCTCCGCTACCTGATCGAGCGCGCTCTGGAGCGTGGTCGCCCTGAAGGTCTGCTTGCCAATCTTCTGCGCGGTGCCGGTGTAGATGCCGCGTGTCGTGCCGCTGATCACGGCGGTGTTGAGCAGTTGCAAGGTTGCGGCGTCAGCCTGCTGTGAGGCAACTCGTGCGAGCAGCCCATCAATGATCTCTCTGTCGGTCGTTGCGGTGCTGTCCTCTGGCTCGCCCTTGCCGAGCGTGAACGAGTCTACGAATGAGGTCGCTCTGATTCCAGTCTTGCCGTTGCGGATGATGGTTTTACTAAGCCAGCCATCGACATCCTCAACATTGACCGTGGCGCGTGTGCCTACGCCGTTCTCTAGCAGGCTGGCGTCAATGCCGGTGATATAGCCAAGGAAGAGTGGCGTGGTCGCGCTGTAGCGGCTGTCAAAGAACTGAACTCGCGCATTGTCGTAGACGCCACCTGAGCGCCACCACGGCGTCGTGCCGCTTGGGGTCTTTGGTTCGATCACATCAAAGGTCATTGAACCACCACCGCCATCTCCTGAGAGCGTCAGGGAGAGCGTGCCTAGATCAACATACGGCGTGGTTGTTGAGGCTGGTGCAGGGAAGGTGAGCAGGTCACCACCGGCTCCTGCTCCTGTTACCCCTGCAACGATCAGCGTGAACGGCGCTGCCATTATTCGTTACGGCCGCGTGGGGTAGTCCTCTTGATTGAGTCGCTCACGACGGTGTCTACCTTTCCGGTGCCGATAGAAACATTGCTTACAAGGGTGATCGCGCCAGGTGCGCCGTAGGAGGTGCCGACCGTGCCTGTGCTTCCTGCCGCGACAAAACTATCAAACTTGACTTGGTCAGAACCAATACCAAAGAACTTTCCAGCCTCTGCCAAGAGGTTGAGTCCTGCGGTCAATGTCTGGATAAGAATCTTCAACGGCAAGAGTGCAAGTTCCGCCGCCGCTGCCCAAGTTCCCATATCAGTGCCGAGCATCTTTCCAACCTTGCCGAGTGCATCAAGCAGCGGCGTGATCGCCTCGTCAATAAAGGCTTGATACACCGGACCAACATTTGCGATGAACTGCTCAAAGGCTGGAAGCGCTGTGGTGGTCAAATAGTCAAGAACCTTGTTGACTTCTGGTAGCAACTTGTAGCCAAGGTTCTCCATCGCCTCATTGAATCGCACTTGCCCTGTGGCAAGTTTGCCGCTGGTCGAGTTCGCAATCTCGGCGGCGATACCGCTGTACTTCTCTGATGCTGCGGTGAGGATGTCTTGAAGCGTTGCGCCCTTCTTGACTTGTACTCCGAGCGCCTTGAGTCCGCGTGTCTGACCCTGCGCGGCCTTGCCAATCGTCGCCACTACTTCTGCAAGGTCGGTGCCGGTGACGGCGGCAATGTCTGCCGCAATGGCGTTTGCCTTGAGGAGCGTCTCCTGATCCTTGAAGAAGCGCGAACCCATCTCAAGCCCTGCGCGGACCTGCTCGTCGCTAATGCCAAGCGCACCCATTGCCGTGATCTGCTCGCGGATTGCCTTATTGAGTGCTTTGGTATCAAAGCCGCGCTGGCGTAGAGCCGCGTTTAGCAGGATCGTCTGGCGCTCGTCATCCATCGCCGCCTTGATCGCGTCAGCTGCGAAGGCTGCAAGTGCTGCGGCGGCAGCGAGAGAGGCGGCAGCCACGCCCTTGAAGGCAGTAATGCCGGTGCGGCGCAGCTTGCCCATTGAGGTGCCGATCTTGCCAAGTGGGCCGCTCGCCTGATCCTTAGCCTTGACGACAAAGTTTGCGGTCTGGTTACCAGCCATCAGCGTTGATTACCTCTCTTGAACTTCAGGATGGTGTTGCGGAATGGCTCGTCGTTGAGGAACGCAGCCACCGTCTTAGAATATGACTCTACCGCTCGGTCGATGTTTGAACGCTGCTTTACCACTTCATCAACAAAGGGTCGCTTCTGCACGCCCTTCACTGCGAAGGTGCCGTTAGGAGTGGTGCGGCGATTGCCTACCCCACCGACTACCAGCCAGCCATAGAACACGCCGTTGCGCCCACCCTTGATACCAACCACCGCAGCAGGGTTATTGAACTTCGCCCTGCGTGCAACGATCTTCTTTCGCAGCTTGCCAGTCTCACCCTTTGGTGCCTTGTCGCGCATCGGCTTCTGCAAGGTGCGCGCAGCGTTGAGCGTGGCGAAACTCATTAGGCGCTTGAAGGCTGAAGGGTTGGAGCCTTTCAGAAAGCCCAGCCGCAGTTGGTCATAGTTGCTATCGAACTTGCCTTCTACGAATACTCCGGCTGGCATTACTTTCCTTTCGGCTGCAGCTCCGCGTGGATCATCCAGTGCAGCATCACCTGATCTAGCGGCAGGCTCGCCACCTCATCTGGCCACATCCCAAACTTCTCGCCTAAGAGGTGGAAGATGATGTCTGGCGGTGGCGAGAAGGATTGCCCTATCGCCAACCGCCTGGCAGCGAGCCTTACTTGGGGTTTGGCTGGTTCGCCTTGCCCCACGCTTCAAGCGTCTGCGTCAGTGCATCTACCGGTGCGTCCAGCACATCGTCAACAGGCTTGCCATCAAGCCCTTTGAAGTTATGCGTCACGACCAACTTCGAGAATGCGTGGAGTGATCGAGCGGAATCGCCTGACTCCAAGTCGAGCAGGATGCGTGCCGTGACCTGCTTACGCAGCTCGGCGGTCCACCCTGCGAACTCACCCTCTAGGGCGATCTTGATCGTGTCCATATTGCTCCTCCTACTAGCGCCCTAGGCGCTCTGCTTTATGGCGCTGTTGCCAGCGGCGAGTCAATGATGACTTCAAGCGACTTGCCTGAGGTTGTGTCATATGCCAGGCGGCAGGTGACTTCATTGACTACAACACCATCCTGATCTGCTGAAAGTGGAACAACATTCTCCACTTCCCACGAGCCAAGAATCCAGACACCGTAGTTATCGGCAGTCGTGCCATACAGGCGCAGGTACTTCTGCGTGGCGATGTCAGTGAATGGGAAGGTCGTTCCAGCAGCTGCGTTGCTCGCAACCGTGAAGGTCAGCGTTGCATCAAGCACACCGGTCAGCGCAGCGGTAGCGGCCGTCAGGCTGCCATCAAGCGCCGTGACCATCCCCACACCTGTCGTGATTGACAGGCTGAAGTTGTAGATCGTGGAGTAGTCGGTCGCCCCTGTACCAGTCTTGTCAGGGAAGTTGGTGTCGGTGCTGAGCTTCATCAAGCGCCCAGCCATAAACGGATTGACAGGGATCGCCGTAGGGAAGGCAAGCGCCGATGTCGCAGCGACCGTCGCCGCGAAGGTTGCGCCAGCCTGGAGCAGCCCTGAGGCATCAGCCGACAGGGTGATCTCTGTTGGGGCTGCATCACGAACGAGAATCTTTTGCACACCGTCAGTGACCAAGAAGGAGTAGAAGACGAGCGTGTCGACATCGCCCTGTGTTGGCGACCAGGTCCAGGTGTATGGCCCTGCGCCTGTGGTGCTTGCACCAATCGCATCAAAGATCAGCGGAAGGGTTCGCATTGAAGCAGGACCCTCAGCGATGGTCAGGATTGGAGCCTTGCCGGTAATAGTTGGCTGGCTCGCCTGAATGGCGGTGCGCTTACCAACTGAGAGGGTCTCACCAAGATCAACCGTCACGCCCAAGTCGAGCGATCCGATTGTCTCGCTGAAGAGGATCTCGCCGGTAGCGGTGCCGATTGAAGCTGCGGTTCCGAATGCGGCCTGCGACGCAGTAGCGATTCGCGTCAGAGCCTTTGCGCCGAAGGTAGCCATCTAAGTTCTCCTTGCTCTACGCGGTGAACGCCACGGTGTCATAGACCGTGACTTCCGCAGTTGCTTCAACCGTCAGGTAGTCCTGATCAGCATAAGTATCTGTGCCGAGTGTAGTGCTGGTCACTGCCACTTGCGCGGCGTTTCCACTAATCGTCACGGCTCCATCGAACGCGGTGCGGAGCCAAGCTCGCCAAGTGTAGAGGTCTCGGTACTTGTCTTCCATCCGTGGGATTGGCAGAAGGTACAGGCGGACCGCGACGGTCAGCACCGTGGTGCGGTTGCCATTGCCGATAGTGATCGAGTCATCGCCTGGGAACAGCACGATTGCCGGTACGACTGGCAAAGACTCAGGCGGCGTAGCCCAGGCGTTGCGGAGCGTGTAGCCGGTGGGTGGGGTGACCGCCTCTAGACGCGTGGCGATTGCGTCAAGGATCGTCAGGTCGGTCATACCGCCAAGCCACCG